TTAAGCATGTTAACTACACCTCTATTTACTTCTGCGCCTACCATACATGCAATAGCTATTGCAGTAGGGTCGCCGATAGCAACGAGATAATCATCGTCAGAAAAATCTTTTAACTTTTTTCTAATCACATGTAATGTAGGTGCTACGCTTAAAACGACTTGAGAGCCAAAAGGAAGTAGAACACTTAATTCTCCATATTGCCCAGCAGTAAGAACACTAAACTTAGGATTCTCTTGAACAACATATACTTTACCTTTTTTCATTTCTTTCCTTTCTATTAAAATTTTACTTTATAATAATTATCTTTTATATATAAATATATTTTTAAAGAAAGTAAAAAATGAAAATCATATTTAGTGACGATAAAGTTAAAGACTTTAAATTTAAAACTGAACCATTTAAACATCAACTTGATGCTTTTAATATTAGTAGGGATAAAGAATATTATGCTTTGTTTATGGAACAAGGTACTGGTAAATCTAAAGTAATAGTAGATAATATAGCTTATCTATATAGAAAAGGTTCAATTAATTCAGCAGTAATTATAGCACCTAAAGGTGTATATAGAAACTGGGAACAATCAGAAATACCAATTCATATGCCAGATGATGTAATAGAATATTCACATATAGAACTTTGGAAACCAGTTGAAACTAAATCTAATGTTAAAAGATTAAAAGATTTTTTACAAGAAGATACGCATAAATTAAAAATATTTATTATTAATGTAGAAGCTTTTAGTACAACTAAAGGGTTAAATTATACTCAACGTTTTCTTAATGTCCATAAAGCATTAGTTGTAGTTGATGAGTCAAGTACCATTAAACATAGAACTGCGAGAAGAACTAAAAATATTTTAAAATTATCAAAACAATCTAAGTTTAGGAGAGTATTAACAGGGACTCCAATAACACAAAGTCCTATTGATATTTATACTCAAATGAGTTTTTTATCAGAGTATGTTTTAAACTGTAGCTTCTATGGATTTAGAAATAGGTACTGCGTGTTACGAAGAAGAACTATTAACATGAAAACATTTCACGAAGTAGTCGATTATCAAAACTTAGATGAACTTCAGCAATCTATTAAAGCACATATGTTTAGAGTAACGAAAGATGATTGTTTAGATTTACCAGATAAATTATATCAAAAAAGAGAAATAGAATTTTCTCCTGATCAAAAAAGAATATACGAAACACTTCGTAAGAAAGCATATGTTGAGTTATCTAAAGAAAAATCTATAACTGCTCCTTTAGTTATAACTAGATTGTTAAGACTTCATCAAGTCTTATGCGGATTTGTTAAACACGATGACGGTACTGAAGAAGCAATACCTGGAGTTAATCCTAGATTAAACGAATTAGTTCAAGTACTAGAAGAAACTGAAGGTCAAGTAATAATATGGGCTAATTACAAAAGGTCTATAAAAGAAATACAATCTAAATTAATAGAACATTTTAAAATACCAGTAGCAACTTATTTTGGAGAAACTAAATCGGAAGATAGACAAAAAATTATCAATGATTTTCAAAACGGTACTTTTAAATATATTATAGCTAATCCTCGTATGGGTGGTTATGGCATAACTTTAACTGCAGCTAAAACTGTAATATATTATGCTAACACATACGACTTAGAAGCTAGATTACAATCAGAAGATAGACCACATAGAATTGGTCAAAAAAATAATGTAACATACATTGACTTTGTAACTCCTAAAACTATTGATGAAAAAATATTTAGTAGTTTAAAAAACAAACTTTCTTTAGCCAATTCAATAACTGGTGATAACTGGAAAGAATGGATTTAGGCCTATAATTTTTATAGTTCCTACTTTGTTTAGTATAATAATAAGCTATTCCTAGCATTAGTATTTATCTTCAAGAATTTTATAGATTTTTAAATTACCTTCTGCATCAGGTCTAAGCTCTGCTTTGACTTGTCCACACTCATAACGAATAACATTTTCTCTTCCCTGCGATAGATTACGTTCGGCTTCTCTTTTTGCTTTTAAACATTTTGATAAACCATCTGTCATCATGTGACCATCTAACGAGCCATTGACAAACATACACAGAGAAAAAACTACACTAATGACTGGTTCCATTTTTATTCTCCCTTACTTTATCTTTTAATGATTCAACGTCTTGTTGAAGTTTTAATACTTGGTCTTTTAAAAAATTTATATTTACAGTATTAGACATCATCGATTCCATTTCTTCTTGCATACTTTCAACTTGCTCTGCCATGAATTCTAATAACATATACTGTTCATTATCCGCTGGTAAACTACCCATCTCACCACGTGGCCATTTAATTCTAAACTCAGTATTTTTTTCTAAATCTTTTTCAGCTAAAACTAATGATGTTTCAATAGTCGTAATTCTTGATACTACGCCAAAATAAGCCCATACACCTAAAGCCACTGCGGCTACGATGCTGAGCAAGTTTCTAACTGGCATTGCTATTGAAGTACTATCACTAACTTTCATTGAATTTTATTTACACCTTTACACATTTCTCTTACTGTAGAAAACTCCGCACCTAATTCTAACTCTTTATATTTACCACAAACAGATAATAATTCTAATTCTTGTCTTAATCTATCATTTTCTCTCAGTAAATCTATTGTATCATTATTACAAGTAGATTGTAAAGGCCACGAAAAACGCAACCCGATAGTTCCATTAATATCATCATCGTAGGTATTATAACTATTATTAGGATCATTATCGCCATCATGATACGAATATTTTCCATCTTCACCTCTCAATTCAGTGTATAGTTCTATTCGCCCTCTTTCACAACTACTATTACTTGAACCTAAATATTGATTAATACCGTGCGCTTCACTAGTAATAGCAGATACAATAAGTATAAAACTCAATACTAAAAAGAGAGTCCTCATTAATATCCTCCGGTCGCTTTTCTTTCTACTTCCTCCAAGTCATATTTGTATTGTCTTATAGAATCAGAATTATTTCTTACAAGTTCTTCCAATGCTCTTAGTTCTGAATCTGCTGCCATTTTATAAGAAGCATCACGAAGTGCATTTACTACACCTTCAATACGTCCTACCCATGCACTAAACTCTGCCATTTCTTTTACAAGTTCTTCTCTTGCTTCTGTATATGCTTGACTATTTCTACCAGTCTTATCCGTAAAAATAGTATTCATATTATTTATATCACCATATAACCTTTGCTCTAAATTTTTTACTTCCACTTCCAATAAAGCAATAGTATCTGAACTATTATCAATTTGTGTTGTTAATTTATTAACGTAATTTAACGTACCATAGGCACCGGCAATCACCGATAAAATTACCGGGATAGAAGCAAAATATTTAAGCATTACTTTTTCTTTTTATTTTTATTTGCAAAATTACGAGCAGCTTCTACACTACCAAATCCCCATTTTTTAAGGGCTAAAGCTTTTCTCGTAGGTTCTCCGTTGGGTTTTTTCATCGGCCCTTTCATGCCAGCAAAACGTGCTGCAAATGAAACTCGTCTAGGATTAGTTCCTTTCTTAACAGGTGGTTTTAAATTAGCACCTTTAGAATTAAAGTGTGCTCTACCTTTAGCAGATAAACCTCCTTTAGGATTCTTATGTATTTTTTTCATTACTTCTTTTTCTTAGGTTTTTTATGAACTAATACTTGAGAATTTTTTGTATGTTTAGCTCCAGTATGTAAAGACCCATTAGGCATTTTATGTGTTTTGCCTTTATAAAGTTTTCCATCTTTTGTATAATGAGGTACACCTTTCATTATTTCTTTTTCTTTTTCTTAGGTTTATTTTTTAATATTTTAAAATCTACTTTACTTATCTTGCCATCTTTATTTGCATCTAATTTTGTTTGATTACCTTTTAATTTTTTTACCATAATTAACTCTTTTTCTTTTTCTTAGGAAATCCAGCTTTCATATTAGCATATGCTTTAGGTGTTATAGTGGATTTAGATTTACTTCTACTTGTCCCTGCTTTTTTTCTTGCATTAATATTTGCATATAGTCCTCGTTTAGCCATGTATACTCCTCATCATATCGCTTAATTCTTTAGCTCTATTTGGTGTTTGTTTATACCATCTAGAATCTAACATTTCATCCGCAGCTTTATTATAATCTTTTTCTTCTAATCCTTTTAACATATTTTTAAATTTAGAAACACCTGTTTTTCCTAATTGAAAACACATTTCAATAAGTATTTCTTCAGCTCTTTCATCAATACCCATATTGCCGCAAAGACTATCAGCGCCAGAAATGGCCAAATCAAAATCAATGTCAAAATAATGTTGAAGAACATCTTGGCTATATTCAATATCATCTTCCCATGTTTCATCTGAACGACATAGATGTCCCCACCCTATTGTTCTTTTTCCAAGAGTATCTTTATAGACCATGTTTCTATAACCTTCATGATGCTTGATCCTTTTTTCTAAATCTTCCATTACTATTTCTTAAACATTTTAACAGCTCCGCCTACTCCTTTTATACCAAAAGAAGCACTAATAGCTATGTATAATAAATGTTGGTAATATTGTGGTAATTCTTGTAAAGCAATAAATCCCTGTTTTACATGAGCTGTCATACCGGGAATAAACACCAATACTGCCGGGATTAACAAAACAATGAGGGCTACCTCGTCTTTCCATGAACCTTGCATTTGACTAACTGCAGATTTTTCCCAGTCAACTTCTCCTGCTATCTGTTTGTTTAATAACTCTGTCTCTGCTTTAATCTTTGTTATTTTTTGTTCAGCTTTAGCTTTTTTAGTTTCGACTATACCTTTTACTGTTTCTCCAGCTATTCCTAATAAAGGTTTAACGAGTAGCCCCCACATATTTTATGCTCCTGTCATTTTACTTAAAACCACTATTATAATAACAGCTACAATACCAGCTTTAATCCAATCTTTCATTTGCCAATCATTCCACTCTTTGAGCCATGCCCAAACGTCTGATAAAAGTTTCACAGAAACCTCCTTTGTTGTTGTTTGATTATACACTATTTTCGTTCCAATAACATAAATTATTGATTAAATCAACGTTTAAAATTTTAACTCCTATCTCTTTTTGTCTTTCATTAGGAGACCTAAATACTCTACGTTGAGAATCCAGTAAATTTTTATTTTTTCTAAGGCTTACTATCTTAACATCGATAGCAACTAGCTTATTGTTTTCTAGTATAACTATATCTATTGGTCCAGTATTTACAACGTTATGAAATACTTGATGTCCTTGATTCAATAACCATTGAATTGCATAATGTTCCGCACTTATTCCTAATCTAAGTTTGCTTATTTCAACCATGACATGTTTGATACAGATATTAGTATACCTACTATCAAACTGATTATGCCTAAAGCTTTTAGTGTGCCTCTACTATTAGCGATAGTCATATTTAAACTGTTAATAGCTTCGGTATTTTTCTCTACTAATTCCTCAAGTCTATCGTTTATTTCGTTCTGGCGAGTCCATTTCTCGTTCTCTTTTGCTTCATGTATTTCTAATTTAGTTGCCATTATTCACCTAACCCTAAAATATCTGCGCCTATTTCCATTCCCTTATCTACTACTCCTGCGCCAAGAGCCACTCCTTGAATACCTATATCTGCTGCAGTTCCTACAATATCTTCTGAAACTTCTTCATTACCTCTTACATATCCCGCTGCTGAAGATTCTAATACTTGAGATAAGTTCATTGCTCCTGTACTTAAATGTGCATTTTTATATGCTTTTTTAAAATTATCAAAACTATAAAAATTAGCAAACCTTCTATTATCTAAAATATTAAGACTAGATAAAACCCCTCTAATGATTGTTCTTTTTCTATCTAATTGTCCAAAGAAAACATTTTGTAACGAAGCTCGTACATTAGCATTACCTGAATTCATTGCATCTAATACAGGGCTATAATACTGATCCATAAAGTCAGCCATTGTCTCTACATTATCTACCCATTTTTTTCCATACAGATTTTCATAAAAAACAGGATTATCTACTATTTCTTTTTTCATAGCTTTAGGGTCAAAAAGAAAAATACCTTCTCCAGCTTGTTTTAAAGTTTTATTATTAAATTGCATTGCTGCATATTTTTTAAAATTTAATAAAAGGTTATCATCCATTAATTTCTTTTCTTGTGCTTCTTTAAAAAACTTTAACATCATATCTGGATTTTTTTGGAACTGACCATAAATAGCTTGAGTATCATAACCATTTATTTTACCAACATATTTATTTAAAGTTTCTACAAGTTGTGCTCTTTTATTCGTTAATTGTTTTAATTCGTCAACTGCTTTTACTCCACCTTTACTAATTCGTTCCCATTCAGCTTTAGAGAAAAATTGTTCTGCAACTCCAGCATTATCATTCATCCATGTTTTGTATAACTTATTAATTTCTTTATAATTTTTATTTTCAAATGCTTCTTTTAATCCTTGCCCTGTAGGTCCATCTAATGTTCTTTGTAAACTTTCAAGTATAGATTCTTTAAATATTTGTTTTTGACCTATTAAGTCAGGAACATTTTCAAATAGATAAGCCATTTGATTTAACTGTTTCATTCCATTTGTTTTTTTTGTTAAATTCGAAAATAAATTTGCTCCTTTTGTAGTTGATCCAATCTCATTTACGTTTAAAGTTTTTCGTAATAAATCTCCAGTTCTCATATCACTTAAAGCTTTTAGTTCTGAACGAACATTTAACCATTGATTAAATTGTTGTCCTCCTACTTCTTTTCCATGTTTATTAACAAATTGTTTTTTAATTCCGCCATACATATCTTCACGAAGTTTTTGAGCTAGTAATAAAACTTTATTTTTTTTAGCTAAAGCTCCATATAAATTTGGATTATCTATGATATCATTTAAATCATTTAAAAGTTGATCAACTTGGTTATAAGATAAATCTTTTAATTTACCAGGTCCTGGAGTTCCTTTTGTAAAGATAGATACGTCTTTAATAATTGCTTCAAGAGCTGCACGTTGACCGCCGTCCATATCTTTGAAAAAAGAACCTTCTAATGTTTTTTTAAGTTGAAAAGCTTGACTTCTATATTCATTGGGACGAATAAAAGGTGTATCTAATTTTAAACCGGCTTCATTAAAAATACTTGCAATTTTAGTATTACCTTTTTGAATAGAAGTTGCAAGAAAATCATTAGCTTGCATAGTAACTAATTTAGGATCAAAACTTCCTTTATTAATCATAGTTAAAATAGATTGTAATTCATTAGCAACTGGGATAAACAAAGAAGAAGAATTATTAAGTTCTTTTTGAGTAATATTATTTGCAATCATTTTCATTTCATTTCCAAATAAATTTTTTGGATTAGCAGTAAATGTTGGAATTTCATCAACACCAACTCCCATCATTTTTGCATTTATTAATTGAAATGCTTCACTCGTTTCTTTTATTAGTTGTGCTTGAGCTAAATCTAATTCAGTTGCTGCAAATGTACTCATTAATTTACTTTTAGCTTGTTTAGTTACAGGAAGTGCTCCTGCTTTAAAAGCTTGAAGAATACTTATATCAACTTGAGGAGCGTTATCTCCTATTTCATCTTTTAATATTTTATTAACTTTATTAACCATTTCTTCAT